GCCAGAGATTACTTGCTTAGCAATTCTCTCTCTTAAAACTTCTGGATCTCCTTCTAAAATTGCAAAATCACTTGTTGTTGCTGTTGGGTTTGTGCCAATTGCAACAGCAACAGCAGCACCAACAGGGGCAATTCTAATGTTGCCAGTTTTTAGTGTAATTGAAGTGCTCTGTGTAGATGCTGCACCAGCACTTGTTATTGGTGCAACTGTCTGCACTAATTTGATAGCCATAATTAATTACTCTTCCTCTTGGGTAAACATTGACTGCGCAATAGCAGGTTTCAACTCATCAATAATGCCAGCAGATCTGGCATAGAGAAGTTCCTTAATTTTGTCAGTTGTCTGCTCTGGAGATGCACCAGAAAGGACCATATCAATAAAATCAGCAGAAGAATCCATAAGAATATTATAAGTACTTGAAATTATTTATATTTCCGCACCTTTGGCATTAACTGTAGTTGCCTTGTCTGCACTAGAAATGTCAGGTTCTTTGGGAACTGCACCCATTGGTTGATTGCCAGCTGCCATTGGATCTAGTGGCATACCATCAGGTCCAACAGGAGGAAGGAGTTTTGGATCAGTGTATTTACCATCCTTAATTTCCTTCTCAATGAGTTTGTCTTCATCAACAATCTCTTGATCAGTTTGTCTGAGGATCTTCCTTCTTACATAATCTTCAGAGTAATATCTACCAATGTAAGGTTCAACTGCAACCATAAGATTGAGTCTCTCATTCATTAGTTCAGTCTCTTTCAATTCTGAGAAGTGACCATCATAGAGATAATCATATTGAATATGATCACTCATCTTCTCCCAATCTTCTGGGGTAACAATGTTTTTGAGAATTAATTGTGTTTTTAAGATGTCATGGAATACATTGCTAAATCTCTTTCTCAATCTTCCAACAAATTTACCAAACATTAATTCATCTCTCAGAATCTCTGAAGATCTGCCAAGATTGAATCCACCATCAGATGCAGTTCTAGATTCTGGAACATTCAATGCTCTAAAGAGTTTCTTTTGGAAATACTGAACATCAGTAAGTTCTCCAAGATTCTGACCACCAGGAAGAGTAGAGATTTCAGTTCCTCTACCACCCTCTCTTCTAGGGAGCCAGAAGTCTTCCATCATACTCATGAACTTCTTATCATCTTTCATTTCGCCAGTATTGGCATCATAAACAAGTTTGTTTCTATACCTGTTCATGACATCTCTAAGGTATTGCTCTGCTTTTACCTTAGGGAGATTGCCAACATCAATGTAGAAAATTCTTCTTTCTGGTGCTCTTGAAAGTCTGTAAATGACAAGAGCATCCTCAATCATTCTAAGTTGGTTGAGTGCTTTGATTGCTTTATGTAAATATGAAAGTGTTAATTGCTTGTTTCTATCTACAAGACCAGAAGTTACAAAGGTTACTGCATCCTTTGCAATTGAAATTCCTTTTTGTGGACCAGCAGTTTTTTGAATACTACCCTGGGGATAGTACATAAAATACTCTTCTATTTCTGGTTCAATGAACTCAGAAGTATCTTTTCTACCAGAGAGAACACCACCATAAGCTTGTGGTTGTTTCTTTTCTCTTCTGATAAACTTGGTCTTCAAAGCATCCATAAATCTAAGATCCTGAATGCCCTCTTCAGGTTTAGATAAATCAATTACTTTGTGATATAAAATTCTTCCATCAATATACCAATTCTTAAAAATTTCATGGGACTTTTTATCAAAGTCCATTAAATCTTTTATGTATTTGAATTCATCTCTGATGATTTTTTTGAGACCTTCACTAGCATTTAAGTTGCTTAGTTCAATCTCTACTGGAGAATCATTTAGATCACTGACAATTGCTTCATTAATTACGTTTTCAATGGCACTGTCACACTCTGGGTGCAGTGCCATCTCTCTATATCTTTTGATTAAATCAAACTCATTTCTATAGACACCTTCAATATCTACATATTGCCCATAAAATCCACTAGTTAGATAATAGTCAGCCCCATCCTCGTTGTTATCGGGGACGGGGGATATGGCGGACTTTGGCAATTGATTGTCATCTTCAATTGAAAATCCAAAAAGTTTTGCCATCGTATAAATTTAAACTGTCTAAGTATTTAGATTACTTGTGAAGAAGCAGTATTAGAATCATCATATGCTTCCCACCATTGAACCTGAAGATCTACTGTGAATTCTTCAACTTCATTCTCATTGTTGTATGAGAGATCAATTTGGGAAACATTAGTTGGGAACACTCCATGAATAGTGTACCTTCTCAGTACATCAATTGCTCCACCCTGAGATCCTCTATTATTTAATCCTGTATACTGACCTCTAGAGAGTTGAGCTACAGTTACCTCAGTTTGATACTCAGAAGGATCAATGGTCCCAGAACCATCAGATACCTTAACAATGTAGTTCATCCATCTCTCAAAAATATTTCTCCATTTGAAATCAGTGTCATTGATGACAGTGATAGTCCAAACATCAAATGTTCTTTCTCCAGCAACCTTAAGGGTCCTGCCCCTAAATGGGACAGGAACTTCAGTGATTGTTGATGCAGGCAGACCTGCTGCCTTAATCATCATGTTGTCATCAGTTGAAACAGAGTCTCCCCATGGGAAGGTGAAGTTGCCTCCCAGTTCACTACCAAAAGAAACCTCAAATAGGTTACTTCTGGCACCGCCTCCCTTCATTTGGGATTTGAATTTATCAATTGTTCTTTCGCTAAAATTGATAGCCATTGGTTTTTACTCCTATTTAGATTAAACTGTGCCTACAACTGTCTCAAAGGAGACCCCAGTTCTGGTTGCTACAAAGGTGAGACCAATGTAGTTGATGCTCCTTGCTGGTTTGACAAAGATATCAGCAACAAACTCATTTCTATCAATTACATCTGGAGTATTGTTTGATTCATCACAAACAAGGAGGAAGTCAGTAATTCCTCTCTTGACTTGAACATCTCTCAAGTATGGTTCAACAATGTTGATGAAGTTTGCTCTGGTTGCTGCATCATTGAATTCAAAGAGTTGTGCATCAGCAGCACCCTTGATTGCCTGCTCAATTGTAATGAACAGTCTTCTAACATTGATTCTATCGAATGCAGACTGGTAACCAAGTGCAGTCTTATCACCAAAGAGAATGATTCCAGATCCAGGTGATGAAATAACTGGGTTGACTCTTTGTGAGTAGAGTTGGTCTCTATCTGCCTGAGCAGGATTGTATGCAAGTTTAATTGCAAACTTGAGGCTTCCTCTTGTCTTACCTGCTGGTGAATACCATGGGAATTGATTAATGTCAGTTCTTACACACAGACCAGCAATGTCTGCTGAACATGGCATGTAAACAAACTGTTGATTAAATCTGTCATAGATGTATTGGTATCCACTGTCAAATACTGCATAAGATGAAGATGATAATGAACTGAAGAATGACAGGGTATTTGTTAGTTGTGTAGCAGAAGATGCTACATTTACAACCCCTGCTCTATATGGGGAGATGAATGCAACACAATCCTTTCTTCCTTCAGCAACTGCAATTAGTTTATTTGCCTTTGCTTGCTCAACTTCTTTTGATCCAGAAGCACTTCCTTGAATTAGGTAGTTGATTGTAACTTCTGTGTCATTAGAGAATTTGTCAATTCCTGCAATAAAGTCAGACAGTTCAACTGAAAATCCACCAATTCCACCATTATAATCTTTACCACCAACAAGATCAAAGGAGTGATTTCCAATAGAATTGAATGTAGTATCTTCTGCTGCCTGATTCCAAATCCCAGACCCCTCTGTCAATAGAGTGTATGCAGAACTAAATCCAACAGCAACAGGATCTACACCATGATATGCATCAGTTGAATCACCAAGTGATTTTCCTGCATAAATGTATGCAGAATTTAATGCAAGATAATCTTTATAGAATACCTTGGTTGATGGTGATACTGTTGTGTCAGTTGCCTTAGACAAGTTGACAAACTTCTCAAGGATTGTTTGTGGTGTTCCTGAGATATTATTTGACTTCTTACTATCAACCACAACAATGTGAAGTGCATCATTTGAACCACCCCTATCTGAAACATATCCATTAGTGGTTGGTTTTGGTGCAATGCTTCTCCAAGAGACAGTTGCAACATCTCCTCTTGCAGTATCAAGAATATTTTGTGCATTATACCAATCTGCTGCTCCAGTTGGTTCAAAAGAAGCAGTAGAAACTCCTGCATTTGTTAAAACATCAACAGAAGCATTTGCTCTTAAAGCATAGACTCCATTCTCTGTGTATGCTTGATCAGTCTCTGTTCCACCAACTACCTTTGAGGTTAGTCTTACATAGAATTCAGATGATCCAACACCAGTGATTACCCCCTTGAGATAACCTTCTGCTGCTGTTGTTGTTCCAACTCCAGCAATAATTCCAGATAATGCCTGAGTTACTCCATAACCAACTGCAACATTAGTTGTGCTGACTCCAGAGATAATCTGGTCTGCAAAATGGTCAATTACACAGACCTTTAGACCTTCTGCCCAATATCCAGGGTTCTTTGAAGCCCAGTACCAAGTAGTAGCAGTTGAATGATCTGCCTGATAGTCATCAAAGTTCTCAATGGTTACTGATGTTGATGCAACCCCAACAGCAACAGATGCATTGCTTAACTGTGATCCAGTGCATCTAACAACCTGAAGGCTTCCTCCATATGAAAGGAAGTTTGATGCAGAATACCAATGCTCATAATGGTAATCATTAGATGATGGTGTTCCAAAAGTTCTTTTTAATTCATCTTCAGTCCTGATGGTTACAGGCTGATTTACAGGACCTTTTGCAAAAGGAGCGGCAATTCCTGCTGCCAGGGCAGTGGTATTTTGAATACCACCTCTAGTCAGATCTACCTCTCTTACATTGATACCTGGAGATGCTAAGCGTAACGCCATTTTGACTCCTCTAGATGCTCATTTGCTCTAAATTTATTTATTATTTTTCAAGGTTCAGTAGGGGAAACAATGCATGAACACACTACCAGTCAGGATATTCCCATTTGTCAAGAACTCTTGACACCATTCTACTAGCAACAACTCTCTTTATAGTGCACTCTTTACACTCATAAGAATATGCAGATCTAGTGTATGCTTTTCCTTTTCTTATCAAATAAAATCCATCTATAAGATCTTTAGTTTCTTTACACACCCTACACTTTCTTTCTGTTAAGAACAGGTGATTTAGTTGAAACTGATCTTCAATATCCATTATTGATATTCCCACATGTATGCTCTGTCACCATATTCATCCAAATGCCACACATCTCCATCAGCATCAACTTCACCAGTAAGTGATTCTGTTCCATCTAGTATGAATCCAAATGGTGCCATGTCTTGTTCAATTTGATTCTTTTGCTCGTCATATATTCTTTTACGAACATCCTGATCAGTAAGTTCTTTAAAGTAATCTTGTGCTACCAACCATGCATAAATGACAAGACACATTGCAAGGTCATCATTACAACCTTCTTCTGCCTCAAATGAATTATGCTTTTGAATAAAAGTAGTTAGTTCACTGATGACTTCATAATCATTGAAGATTAGTTTGTCTTCTTCAATCATAGTCTTTAGATTAAGACATCCAACCTTTTTAACAGTCTTAGACATCTTAAGTCCTAATTGAGTTTTCTTTCCAGAGAATCCCTGACCTACAATTTGACCTGCCCTCCCCCTCATGGAGCACATGAGTAAGTTCTGATACTCTAGATCATATTGTATAATTGCTGCTACTTGATCTCCAACATCATTTACTTCACATAAGATATATGCATTATTATATGCCTTTGCCACATCTACAATGACACTGGGAAATAGCATAGGTTTAATTTCATTGTTCCTATACTTTCCAACTATCTTATGTGGGAATGTAGTTATATCAAATATTACAAATGCTGAGTAATCTCCACCAACTCCCCTAGCAACGTCAACTGTAAGTACATAATCCCTATCTTCTTGAGGAGATTCATATACATCCAATCCTTTGTTTCTTTGAATTGGATCATCATAAACTAGAGTTTTTAGTTTACTTGGGTTGATTAGAGTATCAACAGATCCTAAGAACTCACACTCAAACTCAACCTTAAACTGCTGTTCTGAGGTGTTTGCAATAGTCTGCTCTTTCCACTTAGAATCTCTTCCAGGAACTTCTGACCAGTGGACATCAGTTGGGACATATTCATTCTTACTTCTTTCTGCATCATGCCACATCCTATAGAAGTGGTTCATTCCATGTGGGGTGGAAACTATGATGACTTTCGTTTTTGTACCAGAAGAAATAGTAGGATAAACAGAGGCAAAGAATTGGTCTGCAATATGGTTCGGAATGAAGGCGAACTCATCAAGGAATATGATATTATAGGAGCCACCTCTGACAGCAGATGCAGATGTAGAAGCAGCCAGTATCTTTGATCCATTCTCCAACTCCATAGAACCTTTATTCCATGCTAGGATACCCTGCTGTAACCATTTTGGTAGGTTTTCATACGCAGTTTGTAATCTTGAGAGAAGATCTCTAGCAGTAGAAGCTTTGTTTGCTAGAATAGCAATATTGACATTATCATTAAAGATAGCATAATGTAAAAGATAAGATACAACAGTTGTAGACTTGCCTGTCTGTCTAGGCATCTTACAAATATTGAATCTATTATTGTGGAAGTTTCTAATTAACTTCTCTTGAAAATCATAAGGTTTAAACAATTGCAAACCATGGTCCAAGGTAACAATTTGGACATAGTTGTTTGCAAAATAAACTGGGTCTTGCTTACACTTAACAAATTCTAAGATCTGCTCTTGAGTAAATTCAATAGCAGTATTAGCTTTCTTTAGTAGGGGATTACCAAGATATACATTATCAGACATAAAAAATTACCTTTGTTCAATCCAGTTAAGTACCGCAAGTGCTGCTTTGTTGGTGTTAGGAGAAGCACAGGCAAGAGTATAGATATCACTGATTGTACCAATACCTGATCTACCCATTTGTAAATCTGCATATCTATCAACTTCAGTAAGAGTTGAACCACCAGCAATGGTAAATCCACTAATAAGAGTTGTACCACCAGTCATTGCTGTCGCACTCAAATCATATTGAGCAAAAGAGTTTGGATCACCATGATCAACCCAACTTGCTCCAGTCAATGTGGGGTTCTCAACAAGTCTCCAGAAAACATTAGTGTTATCGTTTGTTGCTGCCTGTAGAGATCTCAATAATAAAATTGCTCCTAAAGAAGATGGTTTCAAACGAAGACTGACAATAGGATAATAAGTATTCGCCACTGCCATCGTCTTACCAGCAACAGCAGTACTCTGACTGATAAGAATACCAAGTTTCTCTGGTTCACCTTCTTGGACTAG